TTATCTGATTCCACGGGTGTGTGTGACTGGCGGATGCTTTACCTGCTGCAAGATCATATGCACCTTCACAGCCTTCGGTGTTGCGGCCAGTATTTCGGATTCACTGTTGGTCGCACTGCTTAACTGAGTAAAACCTTTTGCAGTCAGCGAGGCGTCCGGGTGACGTCGTGACTGTTCGTGCTCTGATATTTTGTCATCCACATACTTGCGGGTTGCCAGCACTACAGCAGGGTCGATTTTCAGGATGATATTGTCCGTACTACTGGTAATCAGCACCATGCGCACGGTCTGGGTACGCCCACTGCCTTCAGCCAGTTGCGGCTTATAGCTTTCCGGGCAGTTACCCACGGCAATCAATGCCCCGGACTCATCAAACAAGCCCACTTCACGTATCCACCAACCGCCCTCGTTTTCAGGGATCACCTGTTCAGCAATAATCTGGCTGCTGTTCTGCGGGTCGATATAGAGCATATTCAGCGCAGCCCGGCGTTTCTCATTTACCAGTGCTGTCTGCTTTGCGCCCGGCGTTGGTAATGTTCCGCCGCCATCGCCGACCGCCATATGGGTAATTTTTAAAGGCACACCGAGCGCGGCGGCGCTGGCAAGTTTCGCCGCGCCAATATCCGTCAGCAGGGTATAAAATTTTGTGCTCATGGATTCACTCTCATTGTGTCAATAACATGGACCGCCCCGCCTTCATGCGCGGTGCCGCCGGAAATAATTGTTTCGTTGATATACGGATAGATCGTGATTTCTTCGCCAAGATAACTGGCGGCTCCCACCCAATGCGGGCCGCTGGTCTGCAGATTGATGGACATGCCGATCATGTGACGGCTGCAGGGTTTGGCATCGCTTATCAGTCGCTCAAGTTCCAGATAGGTATCTTCAGTGATGCCCTGATCCTGCACGCCGATATCCAGGCGAAACGTGCCTGGTGTTTCTCCGGTCTGCCACCACTCAATAATGCGGATCAGGAAGCCGAACGGTTCCACTACCCGCCGCACGGCACTGGTGGTTCCTTTATGCTGATGAATATAAAAAGCATCCTTCACCACCTGGCGTTTGACACTTTCCGTCCAGTCCTCGTCCCAGCGATCCACAGAGAACGCCCAGGCGAGATAAGGCAGGAAACTGACCGGACAGGTCGTTGGATTCCACAAGTCACGCAGCGGCACCTGCAAATCAGAAATCCCGCTGCAGGTTTGCGCCAGTCGGCGCTCCAGTGAAGTTGAACCCGGTGGCAGCAGACTATTCATCCGTTCCTCCGTTGGTTACGCTCCACTGCGTACATGATGCCGCCTGTGTTTTGTTCAGGACCACATCCGCCAGCGGCGAAGCCAGCTCCACACGCTGCACACCCTCAACATGCAGGGCGGCAAAGATGGCGCTACGGCGAATATCCCGGCCAAGACGCGTCTGACTGGCGATGTACTTCTGCAGACTGGCTTTTGCCGCTGCCATTACCGGCTCTGCTTCCGGTCCCGGATAGAGAAAAATGGTGGCTTCCACGCGGTACGGGATGATTTCTGCGCTGCGAACCGTCAGACGGTCAGCCACCGGGCGGACGTTCTCACTGTTCAGGGCGTTCTCCACCACATCCAGCAGGTCTTTTTCTGCTGTTCCGTCGCCTTCGCGACTCAGGACAGTCAGCACCACCTCTGCAGGGGCCGGACTGGTTGCACTGGCATCCGCCACCCGACCGTCGGCGCTTCGGGCATGAAATTCATAAGCTGCAGTTGGCCCCGCAACTGAAAGCCCCTCAAAGGCTGCAGGCACACGCAGGCGTAACGCTTCATCGCTTTCCATCACAGCCGCAACGGGCGGCACAGCGTCATCATCAGCAGGTATCACCGTCAGGCGTTTCACGTTGTAATTGGCGGCGAGCTGGTCCAGATCGCCGCCCATCGCATAAGCCACCATCACCGCCTGCGCGGCTTCGTTAATGCGCTGGCGCAGAAGCAGCTCACGATAAGCGTTCTCTTGCAGCAATTTGGTGACGGGTTCAGATTCCAGTTCCAGCGTGCGGATCACTGCTTCCTGCTCATCTTTCGGATGAAGCGCAACAAATTCGGCCTTGCGTTCGGCAAGCAGCGTCTCAAAGTCCGGCACATCGACAATCTGCGGCGCAGGCAACTGCGAAAGGTCAATCACTGCCATTCTCTGCTCCTGTTGATACGGAAAGGGAAACAGGCACACCGTTATTACGCCGCCCGGTCAGCTCCACCACCATTGAACCGTCAAAATTGCTGTTAATGGTGATGGAATCCAGCGTCAGCCGTGGCTCCCAGCGACTCAGCGCCACATACACTGCCGACATGACCTGCAGGCGTAATGCCGGATTTTGTGGCTGGTCTATCAGTGCCGACAGCAGGGAACCATATTCCCGACGGGCAATGCGGCTACCCTGCGGCGTCAGCAAAATGTCCCGCACCGACTGGCGCAGATGGTCAATATCAGTAATGGCTTTACCGCTGGTATTGTTCATCCCGCTATAAAGCGTCATACCGGGCCTCCGGTTGTGTCGCCGCCTTTCAGGACGCCAGTATGCTGATGTGCATCAACCACAATCCCGTTAGAACTCATCGCTCCGCCGCCCTGGGTAACGCCACCATTGATCACCACTTCGCTGTTAATGCGCGTGCGGTCAGCCTCCAGTACAAACTCACTGGTTTTCATGGTGATGTTATCAGCGGCCTCAATGACCATTGATTTGATGCCCCTGACATACCAGCGCCCGGTGGCGGGTTCATATTCAAACCAGCCACCGTCAGGATGTTCTGTCACGCAGGCGTCCGCCGACGTCGACGGCGGTGCAAACTGATTCGAATAGACAGCGGGCAGCGCAAAGGCTGTTTCCAGATTTCCGCCCAGACTCAGCAGCACCACCTGCTCACCTTCCGATGGTCGCCACCATGTCCGGGCATTCCCGGCACGCAGTGTCAGCCAGCTGATCCAGTTGGTTTCGAGGTCGCCCGTTTTCACCCGGCAAAGCCAGTTCTCCCGATCCACTTCGGTGACTATACCTGTGCGGATCAGGTTGGTGATAAGGCGCATGATTTCGGTTAATTGTGCGTTCATAGGGAAAGGTTGCCATCAGGGGAAGAAAGGCGGCAGTGCTGCAACTTGTATCAGTGCTGATACAAAGATCACCCCGCCAGCCATTGCAGAATCATGTCGCGGGTCATTGCCTCAACATCATCATTTACACCCAGCAGGCGGCGCTCTGCGTAACGGACTTCCGGTCCTTTGCGACTGACGCGATCACGCAGGCCGTAATGGTGAACACGGGCAATACGCTGCACCTTGCCTTCAAACTGTACGCTGGCAGAGTCGGCGCTGGCGGCAGTTTTCAGGTATTTTGTGGTGCGCAGCTTTGCAAACATCTGACGTTTGATGCGCCCCTTCTTGCTACGTGCTGTTACCCTGCGCGGTTCATAACTGCTGCCATCTGGATTGCGCTGCATCCTGATATTCTGCTGCTGTGTCCGGCGCAGTTCCTGCGCCAGCTGGCGCATCATGCGGCTTCTTGCGGCTGGCTCCAGATTCGCCAGCAAGGCACTCAGCCAGTCGTCCACCTTCTGCAGTTCAGCCACGTTTCACCGTCCACATTTCTTCAGGTTCATCGGGTTCTGCTACAGCTTCAACACTCGACACACTGCCGTCAGTACTGACCAGCACACGTTCCGTCAATTGCAGGTTAAGGCTGATATCACAGACATCGTTGCGCAAAATATCCACCTCAAAGGTGAATAGCTTTTCCCGTAACGCCGGGTTATTGATGGCATCGGGCTGGTTATCCCGAAGCCACAGCAAAACCGGGGCCATCAGCAGATTCTGGTCGCCGCTGAAATCCTCTATCACCACGTTCAGGGTATAGCGGTACTCCCATGACATGGAGCTGGCCCCCGTGGCAACCAGCGAACCGTTATCCACAAACAGATGCAGTTTGTCCGGGTTATTGCGGACATAAGGTACCGCTTTATTGAGGGCGTGGCGCAGGGATTGTGGTTTGTTCACTGTTTCGCTCCTGACACGCAATAATCATGTCCACTTTGTCTGCACAGACCGCCCAGGCGACCTCCGTTTCATCCAGCAATGCGTTCAGATCACCGTTAGTGCGCGGCGCTGCCTGCTCCAGCCGACACGGCGTCACTCGCGGACAACCACTGACGGTAAGCTGCACCTCCGGTGAGTGCCGGACGTTCCCGCAGCCGGATAATGTCAGCAGGCAAAGGAGTATCAGCCCAGCGGCGTAAATCCTCGTTCTCACGTTTCAGTTCCTCCATCCGGCGTTGTCGTTGTCTCAGCAGTGCGCTGGTCTGTTCTGCTTCGGCGTAGAGCCGCGCCTGCTCCCGGTTGTTGGTTTCAGTCAGAATGGACAGGCTGATAAGCTGGCTGTTGCTCTTTGCCAGTGCCTGGCTTTTGCTCCGAAGCTCGTCTGCCTGCGTGCTGATGGTCTGGCTGGCATCAGCCAGCCGCCACGTCTGCCAGCCCAGCGCCGCCAGTAATAACGCCAGCACAACCAGCAGCAACCGGTTCATGCTGCTACCTGTTGCGCAATCTGATTACGGATCATCCAGAAGGCAATAACGGTCAGCAGATAAAAGACCAGGGTAATAGCCCACCCCGTCCAGGCGAAACTTACGACAATCAGCAATCGCATCACCCAGCTGATAAATACGTTTTCTTTTCGGGTAATGGTCTTTAGCAAAGATGCCCTCAACTCCTGCCAGAGCGGGCCGTTCTTAATTGACGCAGCCAGTGCTACCGGAATTACCGCCCATGTCAGCAGACAGGCTACCCAGACACCGGACGCTGCCAGTACCGGAAAAATCCCCTGCGGATACACCATTGCTGCGATCAACAGCGCCATCCATAACATCAGAAACAGCCCGCTGATTACTTTCTTTTTCATTTCAGTTTGCTCCCTGTAAGCACCAGGCCATCTCCCGCGCACGGCGGTTATCCAGCCCCTGATTAAAAACACCTTTCACATAAACCCAGCGCGGCAACTGTCGGCACGCATCCGCCCAGCGCCGCTGATTGAGTAATTTCACCAGTGTGGAACTGCAGGCATTGCCCGTTCCCACGTTGAAGGCAAACGACACCGCAGCGTCATACACCTTCTGCGGCGGCTGTTGCTTCACACACCTTTCCAGCGCCCGCTCCACACGCAGCACGTTGGAGATCAGCCCTTCTGCTGCCTGTCGCTCCGTAATGGTTTTGCCGGGAATGACGCCCGACGTATTACCAATGCCGTCGGTCCAGACACCCGCGCTGCACTGATACGGCTGCAGACGACAGCTTCGTAATCAGCAATCAGTTTCAGCCCCTCCACGGAGGTGTGAAGCTGCTGAAAACCCGGCAGCGTGGCAGTAATAGCCAGCACGGCCCCGACAAGGCAGCGTTTAACGATTGATGGATTCATAGTCCTCCCGCGAGATCTGCCCGTCGCGCAGAAGCTGGTAGGCTTTATGTTTGTAGTACCAGTTGATAGCCAGCATCAGCACACCAATCATCAGGCCGCCCAGCGTTGAGGCATCCTTGATGGACAAATCGCCCAGCCAGGCCAGCACGACGGCGATGCAATACGTGATAAAGGCGCTGATTCGCTCAAGCGTCATAATTCAGTCCCATAGCTGGACGGTCTGCACGGTGGTGGTGGTCGGAATGTCCGGCAGCTCCACCTGCAGCCCGTGAGGTAAAAAGGGGCCGTATTCGGCAAGCCCCGGATTTGCCTTCAGTACCTGCTCCGTGACACCCTGCGTGCGCCCGTAATGACGCCAGCAAAGCGCGTCCACCGTGTCATACTGATGCGCACGCACTTTCATCAGATAAGCTCCACTGTGCAGTGCGGCGCGTCCTGCACCCGGCTGATGGCCCAGCGGGCGTCACGCCACAAATCACCGCTGGCTTCCGCCAGTTCCTCGCCCCGCTTCACACCGGACGCCGTGGCGTCATAGTCCTGGTATCGTTCGTTGAGCATGGCGCGTGCCCAGCAGTAAACCGCGTTGAAATAGTGCTGAATGCGCTCACTTTTGCCGTCCAGCTGTTCCGCCGGAACCTCAGCCAGCGACACATATCCCAGCATCTGCTGACGTCTGCGAAACTCATACAGCTCTGCGTTGACCTCCGAAATTGCCGACAGGGCAACCTGCTTTAAACGCGGCTGCGTCACCGTGCCGTCAGTGCGCATCACGCTGCGAAACTCCGACAGGTCCACATCAGGCCAGAACGGCGTATTTCTGATGATTTCCGCCTGTTCCGGTGCCTGTTCTGGCGCAACAAACTTCATGCTGCTTTCTCCTGAAATAGAGGGCGGTGGACGGGATTTTGATGTGGCTATGCCTTTCGCCACCCCGTGCCGCCCGTGCGCGGGGGCACGTTCTGTCAGCGGCTGTCATTGCGCAGTCTGCGCTCCAGCTGCTGTTTGTCTTTTTTCACGCCACAGCGGGGATCGAGCTGTAACGCATGGTTGAGATGATTAAGGGCGGAAGCCGGATTGCTTTCACTCAGGACAGCGCCAATCGCTTTATGCAGACGCGCCCGTGACTGGTCCGGCATATCCAGACCGTCTGTCAGCTCCAGCGTCTGCAGCAACAGATCGGCATCAAAGCCGGTAGCGGCAAGCATTGCGCTCTGCGCTGCATCTGCCATTTCCTCTGCCAGCACGGTCTGCACGTTGCGGTTACCCAGAGGCATCACCCAGCCATGACGCAGGGCATGACGCCCGATCTCCAGCGCCCCGGCATAATCTCCGGCATCAATGCGCCACAGCATCACGTACATCAGCACGTCATCCTGTTGAGCGCCTCCGGCAGCCAGGACGCCCTCCGCCCAGGCGGCATATTTCGGCAGCAGCTCCACCTTTATTTCCGCTTTTTTCACCGTGGACTGAACGCCCTTGAGACGGCGGCGGTCTTCCGACAGCTGCAGCAGCATCAGGTCATAGCCCGACGCGTGGCGAACACTGCCGCCCTCACGGGCGGCCTGTTCAGCCTGAACGCGCAGGCGATGCTGCCGTGCGGGACTCAGGCTCATGGTTTACGCTCCGGCTTCTGCTGCGGCGGCGCTGAAATCACCAATCTGGATGTTTTCCACCAGTGCGGCGCAGCGGTAGTCCTCAACCACATAGGCTTCATTAACGGATTCAAAGTTTTCAATCCGGTCACGTTTCGGGTTGTCGATAACTGAACGGCGGCGGGTGTCTTCCTGCCAGTAGATGGACAAGTTATCCAGACGGGTGATCAGCAGTGCATTCGGCGGGAAGAACGGCGCACGCACGGCCTGCAGGCCACCCATGCGTTTCTGACTGATGATCATATCGGCAGCGAGTTTTTCACTGTTTTCCTGCTCTTTGTTGACCAGTGGGAAATACTTGTCAGACAACAGTTCACGACCGCAAATCACCACCAGATCGTCATCGTCCTGGTAGACCACGTCGATAAGCTCATTGACGGCATCCATCACCACGGCGTCCAGGTTGGCATATTCGCCACCTTTACCGACTTTCACCGCGCCCGGTGTGGTTTCACCGCCTGTGGTGGTGCTGCCCATGACGTGATCCGGTGCATCCTCACGGATTTTCTGCAGCCAGCCTTTGTTCACATCCTGCAGCAGCGGGTTTTCACTACGGTTGGAGGTTTTCGCACGCTTCACGCCGTTAAAGCCGATCATGATGCGGTCCAGTGCCTGACGTTTCACGATGGCGTCACGGATACGCACCTGGAAATCCTGAAATTTCGCCCACAGGTCCAGCTTCGCGTAGGTCAGCACCGTGTCAAAGTTGGTCTGCTCGCATTTGTATTCCACATCGACCATCAGCGTCGGATCGACAGGTTCACGCTCTTTCGCGGTGGTATCAGTGGTTCCGGCAATGGTGCTGCCAACACCCAACCCCAGCAGCTGACCGGACTGCTCAGTCACTGGCGTGACGTTAATCAGCGTCAGGAAAGCGGCGGACTGCTGGATCTGGTCTTCCAGCGTCTGCTGTACAGACGGCTCCACGGTGAACTTGCTGGACAGTTCTTCAACTGCCACACCGTTCAGACGCGCCAGCTGCTGCAGGTAAGCGTTAAAAGCAAAGCGGGTATTCTTCTTCATCAGGTTTTGTGCTCCATCAGCAATTGGTCAGAGTGTCAGCGGGGGCGTTACCGCCTGTTGCACGCTGGCGGTAGTCCTGGCGGCTGTCTTCATGACTCAGCTTATTCACCAGTTCGTTAAAAGCGGTTTGCTGCTCCTGCAGAGCAGTCTCCAGTTCAGACAGGCGTTCTTCCTGCTCAGACAGGGATTTTTCGGTGCGTGCGCTCAGGTTCTGCTGCTCAGTGGCGACCAGCTCCACGGCCTTATGCACATCAGAGAACCGGGCATCATCGGACTGCTCTTTTTTGGTGAACAGCGCCGTGACACGGGCAAACAGGGACGGTTTGTCATCCTGGATTTCTTCCAGTTCGATCACCGTTTCCTCTGCAGCGGTAAAGAGATTGGCAGGATTCTGCTTGCGGCTTGCCAGCGGGTTATGGGCTGCACTGGCGCTGAATGTCAGCATTTCCGTACCCAGACTGGCTGGATCATCAGTGGCAGCCAGGCCGACCAGGTAGGCTTTGCCCGTATCAGCAAACTTCGGGCTGACTTCCATAGAGGTGAATAATTTCTGGCCTTTTTTCACCAGCTCCACCAGGGACTCCGTTGGCTCAACGTCGGCATACAGCGCCATCTTGCCTGCCAGCGGACCTTCCGTGATTTCTTCAGCAAACAGCGCCGTCACCTTGCCGTAGCGGTTAAAGGTGCTGTCCGGCAGATAAGACTTGATGTGCTCAAGGTTAATCAGCGCGGTATACACCGCCGGGTTGTAGCTGGCTGCCATCTGTTCCAGCCATTCACGCTGGATTTCGCGTCCGTCGGTGGTGGCACCTTCCACCCCGATGCGAAAACGCTTTGCTTTCACTGTCATGAGCCGTGCTCCGTTAGAAAAAACTTACTGGAGCCTTATGGTTGCGGTGATGGGGGCAGTGAAACAATGCGCGGTATTTGTACCGACAACCACACAAACCGCAGGCGGGGAAAGCCTTCATTCAAGGCTGTAGGTTTGTGCCATGAACACCACACTGACACCCGCAGATCTCGATCCCCGTCGGCAGGCCATGCTGCTGTACTTTCAGGGATACCGCGTAGCCCGCATTGCTGAAATGCTGGGCGAGAAAGTTGCAACCGTTCACAGCTGGAAAAAACGCGACAAGTGGGGTGACTATGGGCCGCTGGATCAGATGCAGCTCACCACCGCCGCACGCTACTGCCAGCTCATTATGAAGGAGCACAAAGAAGGGAAAGATTTCAAAGAGATTGACCTGCTGGCGCGCCAGTCGGAGCGCCACGCGCGGATCGGCAAGTTTAACAATGGCGGCAACGAATCCGACTTAAACCCTAACGTCGCCAACCGCAACAAAGGCCCGCGCCGTCAGCCGGAAAAGAATGTTTTCACCGATGAGCAGATTGAGAAGCTGGAAGAAATCTTCCATTCCTCCATGTTCAACTACCAGCGCCACTGGTGGGAAGCCGGAAAAACCAACCGCATCCGCAACCTGCTGAAGTCACGCCAGATCGGCGCGACCTTTTACTTTGCCCGTGAAGCCCTGATTGACGCTCTGCTTACCGGACGTAACCAGATTTTTCTTTCCGCCAGCAAGGCACAGGCTCACGTCTTTAAGCAGTACATCATAGACTTCGCCAAAGAAGTCGAGGTGGAGCTGAAAGGCGATCCGATGGTGCTTCCTAACGGAGCCACGCTTTACTTCCTCGGCACCAATGCCCGCACGGCCCAGAGTTACCACGGCAACCTGTATCTGGATGAATATTTCTGGATACCGAAATTCCAGGAGCTGCGCAAAGTGGCTTCTGGTATGGCTATTCACAAAAAATGGCGACAAACCTATTTTTCCACGCCATCCAGCCTGACACACAGTGCTTATCCGTTCTGGTCCGGTGCGCTGTTCAACCGTGGGCGCAATAAAGCCGATAAGGTGGACATCGACCTGTCCCACAGCAATCTGGCCCCCGGCCTGCTGTGCGCAGACGGGCAATACCGCCAGATAGTCACCGTGGAAGATGCAGTGCGCGGCGGATGTAACCTTTTCGACCTCGATCAGTTGCGCATGGAGTACAGCCCGGACGAATACCAGAACCTGCTGATGTGCGAGTTTGTGGACGATCTCGCGTCCGTGTTCCCGCTCAGCGAGCTGCAGGCGTGCATGGTGGACAGTTGGGAAGTCTGGACCGACTTTCATGCACTGGCCCTGCGCCCGTTTGGCTGGCGCGAAGTGTGGATCGGTTATGACCCGGCAAAAGGTACGCAAAACGGCGACAGCGCCGGGTGCGTGGTGGTGGCACCGCCAGCCGTGCCGGGCGGTAAGTTCCGCATTCTTGAGCGTCACCAGTGGCGCGGGATGGACTTCCGCGCCCAGGCTAACGCCATCAAAAAACTGACTGAACAGTACAACGTGACATACATCGGTATCGACTCAACCGGCGTCGGTCACGGGGTTTACGAGAACGTGAAAGCGTTTTTTCCTGCCGTCCGGGAGTTTGTCTACAACCCCAACGTTAAAAACGCCCTGGTACTCAAGGCCTACGACATTATTAGCCACCGCCGCCTGGAGTTTGACGCCGGGCACACCGACATAGCGCAGTCCTTTATGGCAATCCGTCGCGCCACCACTGCCAGCGGCAACCGCCCGACCTATGAGGCCAGCCGCAGCGAAGAAGCCAGCCACGCCGATCTGGCCTGGGCAACAATGCACGCACTGTTTAACGAACCGCTGCAGGGCGAGTCCGCCAATACCAGCAATATTGTGGAGATTTTTTGATGGGAAAGAGTAAGAAAAACCGCGCTGCGGCGACGAATCAGCTCAAGCATAAAAGCCAAACTTCAGCCGAAGCATTCAGCTTTGGCGATCCCGTTCCTGTTCTGGACCGCCGTGAACTGCTGGACTATGTGGAATGCGTACAGATGGACCGCTGGTATGAGCCGCCCGTCAGCTTTGACGGACTGGCACGAACCTTCCGCGCCGCCGTGCATCACAGCTCACCAATTGCGGTGAAATGCAACATTCTGACCAGTACCTACATCCCTCACCCGCTGCTCAGCCAGCAGGCTTTTTCACGTTTTGTGCAGGACTATCTGGTATTTGGTAACGCCTACCTGGAGAAACGCACGAACCGCTTCGGTGAAGTTATCGCCCTTGAGCCTGCTCTGGCAAAATACACCCGACGCGGGTTAGACCTGGATACCTACTGGTTTGTGCAATACGGTATGACAACCCAGCCGTATCAGTTCACGAAAGGCAGCATTTTTCATCTGATGGAACCGGACATCAACCAGGAGATCTACGGCCTGCCAGGTTATCTTTCTGCCATTCCATCAGCCCTGCTCAACGAGTCCGCCACGCTGTTCCGCCGCAAGTATTACATTAACGGCAGTCATGCAGCTTCATCATGTACATGACCGATGCCGCGCAGAACCAGGAGGATGTGAACAACCTCCGCAATGCGATGAAAAGCGCCAAAGGCCCTGGCAACTTCCGCAACCTGTTTATGTACTCGCCTAACGGCAAAAAGGACGGGCTTCAGATCATCCCGTTGTCAGAAGTCGCGGCGAAGGATGAGTTTCTGAGTATCAAAAATGTCAGCCGCGATGACATGATGGCAGCGCATCGTGTGCCGCCGCAAATGATGGGGATTATGCCGAATAATGTTGGGGGGTTTGGGGATGTGGAGAAGGCAAGCCGTGTGTTTGTTCGTAACGAACTAATACCATTGCAAAAAAGATTGGATGAGTTAAATAATTGGTTAGACGATAAAATAATAACATTTAACACATACAATTTTTAAAGCAAGCCCTCAATCGAGGGCTTTTGAAAATCAGTTAATCAGTTTATTTAATGACTTAGACCACTTCTGTCCCAAATCATCAATATCAAAATCACCATCTCGCTGCTGCCATTTAAAAACTAAGGCTATAAGTTCACTCTTGAGGATTCTTTTATAATAATCCTTAGATTTTAATTGCTCAAGTATATGTTCACCAACCTCAGCAAGCTTTCTATGATTTAATTCTGACAGATCTCGATGCAAATGGTTAACTGATTTATACAAAGTATTTCCTTCAGTACGAGAAATATCAATACCTTTATCTTCAAACCATTGTGAATCAAGCCAAACCAAATCTATCGTAGCTGGCTCTGACATCGTGGTGGCAAGGGCAACAATAATTTTCTCTACCGATTCATCTTGAAAATCGATAGAGTCAGAAACCCAAACTGACAAGGTGTTATTAGAGGTCCTTGTGCAACCTGTTATCGCGTCTGCGGATATATTGTCAGGTGCTCTACCTTTATTACATTCCCATTTACTATGGGATATTTTACGCAATAAATATGTCATTATAGACTTCTCAAATATCCTATAACTGCTTCTTTATATTCTTCCACCCAATCAGCATCAAATTTCCTCATTCTTTCAAGGACTGGAATAAATGATTTTTCCCCCCAAGACTCAACTGCACGGATCGCTGCCTCAAATATAAGTTCATTCTCAAGAGAACAAACTCCCATAATCATAGCGTCAGCTTTATTACCTAACCATTCATATTCAATAGTCGATGCAAAATTAATGAAGTTCTTTACATGTTGATCATTCATTCTGTACAATTGTACCCATGTCCTTTGAAAGGACTCTTGGAATAAATCCTGATTTTTATCATACAAGAACTCCATGTAAATCTGTGTCTTGCTTATCTCGCCTTCAATGTAATCTTCTGAACATGTTAACTCAATTAGTCTAGAGGTACATTTTGAAACCTGAATTTCAAAGTTCTGCTTAGTTGACGAACCTTGATTTATTGACTCAGTCTCTAATTGAAAGCCACCATTTGTTTTGCTATGTGACAGCTCATTTCTTTTAATATCAGCGTAAATGATATTGTTACCATCATAATAATCAGAAAATGCACCTATTGAACTTACCCCATTTTTAAACTTAGGTAAGCCAAAAGGCTTTTCATCACTTATTATAAAACTATTCTTTACCATAGCATCACCTTACAGAGAAGTGTAGCGTTGTAAATTATCAATAGTTTTAAGATTGTCCTGACACAATAACTCTAGCACGCGGATATATTCATCCCAACCAAACCGCATATATCCATTTTGAGGAAGAGTATTAGTATCAGTTTCAAATAATACGCAATCACTTGGCATACCATTATTCAAAAATGGAGCTGAAATTTCAGCGCGTCTAATTGTACTAATACTATTAATTTCTTCCTGATACTCTTCAATATTTTTCCTTACAGCTATACGATTGTCCCACTCAAATGGATTAACACCTTTATAGGTAAACAAAGCATTGTAAAGCGAAGAGTAAACAGATTCATCCCCTTGATAGATACGTGAATTCAGAACAGCTATCCTATTTCCTTTTTTCATCGGAAATACGTTTTGTAGTTCCCTAGATATAGATAGAACCATTTCTGAAAACGCTTGAGGTTCCCCCCCCAAACCATTAAAAATGATTCCATGGCTAGGAAACTCGACTCTTACTGTTTGATTGGTATCTACCATGATAAGAATTTGCTTTTTCTCACCAGTGATGGCATTAATCTCCTGACCAAAAGTAGGTACAAATCCAAATTTTCCAATCTTATCAAGCATAGATCCAATAGTTAGTGTATTTGGAACTATATCATTATTATTTGTGAAAAAATTAATCTGATGCGTCTGTTCAATCAATTTCATAATTGCTCCTTGTTCAAAAAAACACCACCGCTCAGTGGTTCCTCTCTGTTAAAATATTCTAGTTCAACTTACTCTCAATATGAATCAAAGCTTAACCCTGGTTGGTAATTAAGTCACACTTTTCTTCATAGTAAGGGATTTCGCGCGCTCGTATCCCCGCCACGCCTGCCCGCTTTATGTAGTGGTTTTCATGCACCTGCATGAGCTACGCAAAAGCCCGCCAGTTCTGGCGGGCCTTAGCAAAAACGATCCTCAAACGATCATGCGATCTCATGCGGCATAGACATGCACTACAGAGCTAACGCCTCGCAAGGGCTCGTTGTTCAACCTTGCTGACGCCAGAAGCAAGTTCAGACGCCAGCAACGTTTCTTAATGCAGCCAGCTGTCGTCTTCCCACACCTTCTGCATAATTTTCATCACTTGTTTTCTTTCTTCGTCCAGTTGCAGTCCGGTTAGTTCCACACCGTTAGAGCTACCTTTGCGAATGCGAATTACCGTTTTGGGATACAGGGGGCGCAGATTGCGGTAAAGCTCGGATTCAAGGGCGTCCAGGGTAGACTGGCTAATCTTCTGCTCTTTATCGATCATTATTTCAATGCGCATAAAAGTCACCTCAGCTGATGACATCCATTGAGCGGTTGTATTCGTGGGTTCTGATTTTTGCCATGAGTTCATCAGTCAATTCAGAAACCCACTGCAGAGCCAGCCCCTTCTCTTCATCACTACACTCACTAGCCGCTACAAGCTTAAGAAAAAAATCAATGCGCTGGAGCTTCAAAGACTCCAAAAAATAGTCCTGCATCTTTCCTCCTATGACACCACACGCAATACTGTATGTATAACCACTGTTTATATTTACAGTATATAATAATCTTACTGATGTAAAACGTTTTTTTACATTCATCAGCCTGATATGCCTGGTATTATTAAGAGCACGAATTGTTAACCCGCGTAATTAATACAGGTTCCGCCACTGATCATCTTCCTGCAAACGCTGGCTCCGATAGAAGATACGCAGGCCTGCTCCTGACGGAATACTGCCTCCGCGAAGGAGTAAATCGACCTCTTTCTCGCTGCCATCAAATCCTCTGGACTTCAGCTCATACACGAGCTGCAGTCGCTGATGGTCTGTAATTCGCTGTTTGTAGTCTTTACGCCGTTTCGGTTTCACCAGGCATAACCTTGCTGCCAGTTCCCGGCGCTCTTTTTTGCTCATACTGTGCAGGTAATCGTGCAACTCCTTGTCATCCATGCTGGTAATGTCCGTTCTGGGGTCCCCATCAGCTGATTTATCTTTCTCCTGTTGGTTCAAATTTTCAGCAAGGGGACAGTTATTGCCACGAGTCCAAGGGGCGCAAGCGCCCTGGTCGGCTGCCGCCTCCTGAACGTCAACGGCCTTACGAACCATTTTCCACTTCACTGCATGAGTGCAGATCTTGCCCTCTGCAATGGGTGACCAGATGCCATAAATACGAATGCCGTGATCGCCATAGGCGGTCGGCTCTTCGTTGATTTCATAAGCGGTTCTGATGAGGTGATATTTGCGGGGAACCAGTACGCCGCCCTGCTTCATGATGTAGGTGGCAAAACAACCAGCATCAGCAGCAGCCAGAATGGCATCAAGACGCGGGTTATCCAGTACCGGCGCACCTGCTTTTTTGTCACCCTGTTGCCTTGCCGCCTGACCAGCCAGCAAGCGAAGTTCACGGTAAGCCTGACGTCCCGGAATACCAAAGAAGCGGAATTGCTGTACACGATGCAGAGACGCCAGGCATTAACGTATTCAGCGTTATCACGCAGGGATTTACCCGTTTCCTTGCTGATCTCGCCAGCCAGACCACGCCCGTCAATGTTCTTACTGATGTATTTCGCGATGTAGCTTGTCGGCGTTCCTTTGCGCGGGTTTATCAGCTCAGATTTAAAGCGTGGACCAGTGTTATTACCCAGTTCCTCGCGGTCTTCACGGATGGCAAACTTACGCAACAATGCAGTAATGGCGCGGCGGTCTTTTTTGCGCATGAAACACAACAGGTGCCAGTGAACTGTACCGTCATGATGCGGCTCAGCCACCCGCACGCCATACCAGCGCAACCCGGCTTTGTGCATCGCCTTACGAAATGCAGCAAACATGCCGACCAGATAATCGCTGCTTTGTCTTACCGTCGCATTTGTCCAGGTTGGGTTTGGTCTGCCGTTATTGAGCGTGGAATGGAAACGTGACGGACAGGTAATGGTGTAGAAAACGGCGCAGTCACCGCGCATTTCCGCGATAAGCTCCAGACCTTTAACACAGGCCATCATCTCATTGCGGCGGTGCGCCGGGTTGCTGCTGCTGGCGTTTACCACGTCTTCCATATCCAGCGTGTCGCCCTCTTCGTTCACCAGTTCATGAGAACGGAAAAACTCCAGTGACTTGCGGCGCTGCTCACGTTTATGAATCACGGCTTCATAGCTGACATAGGGAGATGCTTTTTTGCTGACCAGGCAGACAGCACGCAACTGCTCTTCCCGCCATTCGCAACGCATTTTCCATAATTTCCGGTACCACCAGTCGGCACACAACATACGCGCCAGCGAACCCGGAATGAGTTCATAGGGCACGGGTTGACGGCGGTTTCTTTTCCGACGGAGTTGCTCAAACGCAGGCGGAATAACATCCAGACGCAGGGTTTCCGCTGCCACCTTTTCCCATGTTTTGCGGATTTCTTCTGGCTTAACGTCATCGGTGGCGTACAAATCACCACAAGCGGCATCAAGACACATGCTCATATGCGCAGCGACAAGAGTAGACAGGCGTTTCACCTGATCCTGACTCATTTCAGGCAGAATCAGCAGGCCGTCCAGCCCTACATGGCTTGCCATAAAACGAAAAGATGCAGATAGCTGGCTGTCGCGTACATGCTCCAGTCGCTCCAGACATGGCTTAATCGTCTCACGCAAATAGCGGGAATAAGCCTTTGGCCTGCCCAGGCTGCTGAAGTATTCAATACGTTGCATCAGCGGCTTGCTGATATGGGAAGGCTGGGCATTGACGTCCGCCAGAATGACCATATCTGGATTAAAACGCTGCTGCTCATGCGCCAGCTTTGCCCGACTAATGAGCTTATCCTGCTCCATTTCGCGCTGGACAGGATCACGGGATTCATTAAAGAAATAACGCTCCCAGACCTGATCACTCAGTGCCTCGCGGCGCAGGTGTTCCTGCTCGTTATCGGCAGCGTACAGAGCGATCAGGTTTGAAAGCGCAGAAACCGGCGCAACTTCCGCCGGGTCCAGATAAGGGTTAATGGCCTTTTTCGGGCTGTTCCATGAGAACGCTGCGGCAGCCTCGTTAAAGCCGCAGCAGTTGTTCATATCGGCATGGCTCATGCACGTACTCCGTACACGGCAGAACTATCCACGCCACGCGAATAATCAAATCCCACCCAGCAGCGCGGCCCGGAAACAGCAATGATTTCTGTTGCTGATTTACCCTCGCCAGCTGCCACACCGATGCTGCGTTTTACCTTGATATAGTGGTGAGTAAAATTGCGATACAGCGAACGGATCAGGGATGTGTCACTGTTAGAAACAATGACCGGATGTCCTTCTGATGACCGATGTTCAAGAACGGATGCCAGGTGATACTGGTCATCTTCAGTGAAACCATCAGTGTGATAGCCGGAAAACGTACCGTCATACGGCGGATCGCAATACACCACATCCCCCGCCTTCAACATCGCCAGCGTTTCATCAAAGCTGGCGCAGATAAACGTTGCTCGCTGGGCTTTTTCTGCAAATGCGCGAATTTCTTTTTCAGGGAAATACGGATTTTTATAATTACCGTAGGGAATGTTGAAATGCCCGCTCTTGTTATAGCGACATAAACCACGGTAACCGTGACGATTGAGATACAGGAAATATACCGCTTTCATGAAATCAGTAATTTCAGTTGAGTAATTAAACTCCTGCCTTATGTTGTAATAAGCCACCTCCCTGTTTGCGATCTCAAATAAAACTCTGGCGCGAGATATAAACGATTCACAATCAGCAGCAACCTTTTTATAGAGGTTGATTAAATCAGGATTAATATCCGCAACAAGATAGCTGGGGTACTCCGTCTCCATCATCACTGCACAGGAACCCGCGAAAGGTTCAACCAGTCGCGGGCCAGCAGGAAGATGCTTTTTCAGTTCGGACATAATGGCGGTTTTATTTCCCGCCCATTTCAGGATGGTGCTCATACAGCACCTCCGTTGTAATGTTTGCCTTTCAGCTCTGCGATTTCCTGACAGGTAATGCAAAGCTGCACACCCGGAATGGCACGGCGGCGTGCTGGCGGAATTGGCGCTTCACACTCAATGCAAAGCACGCGGGACACGCCCGGCGTTTTGGCACGGGCAGCACGGATATGACGCTGGCGTTCTTCTTCAACGCGCTGCTGTACGAGATCCATTGCATCAGCCATTAGTGGATCTCCTGCGCTTCGTTCTGGATTGCTTCAGCTGCCACACGCAGCAGTTCAGCCGCTTCAACGTGGTTTAGCTGGCGGGATGTGATATGGCACGCAAGGCTATCAAGGCGAGCTGCCATTGCTTCAGCTCTTGCCCGACGTTCTTCCAGACGAGCCTCTGTCAGTAAAATATTAAGTCCTGCGTCATCCGGTCCGGTTTTAGTCGAGAGGGTTTCAATATTACGCATAATCAATTCTCCTGAATTTAGATAAAGGAATACCCGGCGGGTTTACGCCATGAATTTCATTAATTGGTTAATTCGGCATGGCTAGCCGTCTGGGAAATAAGCTCACCACTGCACGAAGATGATTCATTACTTTAATCAACTCCCGCTTTTCGTCAGTGGTCAGCTCATTAATGCTGATGCTATGACGTTCAGCTGGAATTTTTGCTATAAAGAATATAGCAGCCAGTGCTCGTTTATTTCGTTCATAATTAACATCCCGTGGATCACGTATATCTTTAATAAACCGCTCAAGCTCTGACTCAATATTCAGGCCAAATACTTTCGCCCTTAATTCCGCAATATGATTAAGTCCATTCAGGCGTTCACCTGGGCTTAATGGAACAGTCGCCGCAGCGCCTTCAATAGCCATTTGTTCCCCCGTTTTTTCGTTGATAGTTCTGCCAACAATTCATCTTGCGAACGGCACGGATGCCAGCGTTTACCATCCTCACCCATGATCCAGCCGTGACCGTAGTGCATTGCCGGACTTTGTTTTACCAGCAGCGATGCAAATGATGGTTCTTTCGTCAGCATAAGCACCTCACAGCAAACCGAATGAAGCACCGAGGCCAGTTACAGTATCAACTGCACTTGCCATCGCAGGATTAACCTGTAAACGGGCCTGCAATGAAACAGCAGCTAACGCCATCAGTCGTGTAACAGAGTTAATGCTGCTGATAGCATCACGACGACCTGCACTGGTTTTTACATCGCCAGATACCGCACCTGCAGCAACACGCCCGATCTCTGCGGTTGCACTCATGACGTAATGTGGCAGTTTCTCTTTTGCCACCTCATTAATCGGTACACATGGCAGGCAGTGAATCTGTGCCAGAAAACCGTCTACCAGCGTTGAATCTTCCGTCAGATCGGTAAGTAGCCAGATATCTGACGCATTGAGCTGATGCGGTTGATCTGGGTTGAGTTTGTTTCGCAGAGTCTGGACATTCATACCTGCACGTTCTGCCAGCTTCGCCATATTGTGACGAAGTGCAAAAGCTCTACAGGCTTCATCAAAATGCGGGTGTTTGGAAATCTTATAATCAAACATGCTACCCCCTTAGAAAGTTCTCATAATTGAACTTACTTACCAACAATGACGCGGAAGTTGGAATGACCGAGGGATTCACGGACCTGATCGGTTTTGTACATTAAATAACGCAGGCTTACGCGGCCTTTGTTTTTTTCTTTCTTGACCATGTATTTAGCAAGCTGACCATGGTGAATTTTTTGATACACGGAGCCGCGGGAGATACCTTCCCATTCCGCGAACTCTGCAGGCGTAGCCATCTCTTTTGGTACACGAATTGAAATATCAGTGCTCATAGTGCAGTATCTCCCGATTAAGGTTTGGTTTACGTCGTTTTATCTCGTTTTACCTGATTCAATATTTGATACATCGAGATACTACGATCCAATATTTGATACGTCAACAGGATTAAAAAATGATACAGGTAAAGGTTGGAGAGAATACAGGGGGAAGAGAGGCTATCCATAGACTAATGGCAGCCTATGATTTCAAGTCCAGACAGCAACTTTGCGATCACTTAGGCGCATCAAAAAGCACCATGGCAAACAGATACTTAAGAGATAGTTTTCCTGCAGAGTGGGTGATTCAGTGCGCCTTGGAAACAGGAGTTTCTTTACTGTGGCTAACCACCGGACAGGGAGAGCCAGGTCCAAACATTGAACCTAAAAAAAATATCAATTCCGTGAACTCCAGCAAGGTTGTACCTCTTTCTGAACTAGTATCTCCTGAAATTGACAAGGCGACTCTCAACGGTGGTTTATTGGTCGATGCTGGAAAAGCAATCATTGATAGCAGCATACTCCCCTCAGACTCAAGCAACCTACTGCTGGTGACTACTTCTGGTGATTCTTATTTAATAGATCGCAACCAAACACCACCAGTAAATGGTATGTGGTTAGTCGATATCGACGGGATAAAAAGCATCGTTAAATTGACTCGACTCCCGGGAAACAAATTAGTAGTGCATCAGGATGATTCATCGTTTGAGTGCGGTCTGGATGACATTGAGGTAGTAGGCCGCGCACTGAAAATCATTAAGAGCCTTTGATATGACCATCAGAAAACAGCCGAACGGAAAATGGTTGTGTGAGTGCTATCCCAATGGACGCAATGGCAAGCGCGTGCGTAAGCAATTTGCCACGAAAGGCGAAGCCATTGCGTTTGAAAGCTTCACAATGGAAGAAGTGAATAAAAAACCGTGGTTGGGTGAAAAGGATGATCGGCGACGCTATCAGAATTAATTGAGCTTTGGTATTCCCTATATGGTCAAACACTCGCAGACCCCAAGCGCCTCATGGCGAAACTTAGAATTATCTGTAATGGTCTAGGCGATCCCATCGCCTCAGAACTGACAGCTGGTGACTTTACAAAATACCGCGAAGCACGGTTAAAAGGTGAAATACGAAATGAAGATGGCACGCTTATGTCGCCCGTTAAGCCCCGCACGGTAAACCTTGAACAGCGCAATCTATCATCTGTGTTCGGTACATTAAAAAAACTAGGACACTGGTCAGCACCAAACCCGCTGGCAGGACTTCCGACCTTCAAAATTGCCGAAGGTGAGCTGGCTTTTCTTTCCACGGACGAAATCAAGCGCCTGTTGGCGGCATGTGCTGAATCTCAAAGCCCTAGCTTACTAATGATTGCAAAAATATGCCTAGCTACTGGCGCACGGTGGAGTGAAGCCGAAAATCTGCAGGGCCATCAAATATCGAAATACCGAATTACTTATACAAAAACAAAAGGCAAGAAAAACCGTACTGTGCCGATATCTCAGGATCTGTATGATGAACTCCCCAAAAACAGAGGGAAGCTATTCACTCCATGTAGAAAAGCCTTTGAGCGGGCGGTTAAACGCGCGGGTATTGAGCTGCCAGAAGGCCAATGCACCCATGTACTGCGCCACACATTCGCCAGTCACTTCATGATGAATGGCGGAAACATACTCGTTTTGAGGGATATTTTAGGGCATTCAGATATTAAGATGACTATGGTTTATGCCCATTTTTCACCAGAGCATCTTGAAGATGCAGTAACTAAAAACCCACTATTTAATTTAAATATTATATGAACATTAATACTAGCTTTACTGGAATTATTGTGTATATTTTGGCAATTATTCTTTTTGCGTTTGTATCAATATATAAAAAGTGGTACATTCTCGATAAAAGAAATTTATTTCAACAGAAATTATTTTGGATTTCAATTGCAGTACCACTGCTGTCATTCATTTATTTTGGAGCATTTGCATGGTTTGGTAAAATACCTGTTCTTTCTGCTCACGGATATGCCAGATTCTATGAGATAAGCAAATTCCCATTATTGATACTCGCAAGTTCTGTACCATTAGCTTCCATAGTAAATAACATTCACAGAACGATACAAACCGAAGCACAAATTAATTCATCTGAAATCAAAAATGCAATCGATAGACATTTTGCTCATGAGAAAAATTTCGTAGATAAAATTAAAGAAATATCAAGCTTTACGATGCAAAGCTTTGTAGATGACGCATCAAAATATTATAATTACAATGATAGCAACAAAATTAAAATACTAACAACTCATGAAATTAAAATCTCAAACCCATACTTATTATATTCCAATATATATACAGAATCGTCAATGGATATCACATCCAATTATTCACCAGACGAGAACTTTAAAAAAAGCATATTGTCAATCCTAGATACCATTAATAATAACTTATCAAAAGATAAGGTTACACCCCATTCAAATGCAGAAGATTACCTTACCAGATTAAATACAATTTCATATAACATAGCTAAATTATTAGATACTTTATGCGTAGATTGTATCTCGATAGCCTATATAGAGTTAAAAATCAACGGCACTAAAATAAGAACGTTCACCCCTACAGAATCAATGTTAGCCGAATCACTTGAGGCTGCATTTTATCTATCTAAAAAGATATTAAAACTAGCTTACGGATTTCAGCTTCAAAACTACAGTAATATATATAACTACTTGTACATTGGTGAAATTAAATTTGATACAGAACAATTTTCTAAATTTTTGCAACCATTCTATTCTCCTGAATGGTCAGCATACGTAATGGAGAAACCGGTGACAGTTGATGATGGCGGCACTTTGGCGGCAGAGGATTAAAAATAGGTAAAACAAGCAAATACACAATAATACTAACACACTAATTTTAAAGATAAATACATGTTTTTATTATAGTAAAAATGGTATGTAGGAATTTCGGACGCGGGTTCAACTCCCGCCAGCTCCACCAAATAATGATCCGGATACGTCCGGTGAAGTACAGAAAGCCCGCATGGCACAAGCTGCGGGCTTTTTTGTGTTTGTCGTTGTCCGAGAACATCCGGCTAAATCCGATGATTATTGGTATACGTTTCGGTATACGGTAGGATGTATACCTAAAAGCGTATACCAATTCATGAAGGAGCGGCCACAGTGGCACGGACAACACGCCCCCTGACCAACACCGAAGTTCTGCGCGCGAAAGCGTTAGAGAAGGATCTAACGCTGCATGATGGCGATGGGCTTTTCCTGATAGTGAAAACTAGCGGCAAGAAACTCTGGCGCTTTCGCTATCAACGCCCAGCAACAAAACAGCGGACTATGATGGGACTTGGTGCTTTTCCTGCCCTTTCTCTTGCTGATGCCCGAGGGTTAAGAGCAGATTACCTTGCCCTATTAGCCAACGGAATCGACCCGCAAATTCAAGCTGAAGTTGCAGAGGAACAGCAGCAAATCGCTCTGGACAGTATTTTTTCGACGGTCGCCGCTAACTGGTTCCAGCTCAAAAGCAAAAGCGTTACCCATGATTACGCTAAAGATATATGGCGTTCACTGGAAAAAGACGTATTCCCCACCATCGGGGAGATCCCTGTCCAGCAAATCAAAGCCCGAACACTGGTTGAAGCCCTTGAACCGATCAAAGCTCGTGGGGCGCTGGAGACGGTGCGCCGGTTGGTGCAGCGTGTTAACGAGATAATGATTTATGCCGTAAATACTGGTCTTATTGATGCCAATCCAGCATCAGGCATTGGAATGGCCTTTGAGAAGCCAAAAAAACAAAATATGCCTACGTTGCGCCCAGAAGAATTGCCTATGCTGATGCGTTCTCTCGTCATGTCAAATTTGTCTGTTCCGACTCGCTGCCTCATTGAGTGGCAACTCCTGACTCTAGTTCGTCCTTCTGAGGCTTCCGGTGCTAGGTGGGCTGAGCTCGATCTCGATGCAAAGCTCTGGACTATCCCAGCTGAACGAATGAAGGCTAAGCGGGAACACATAGTCCCTCTATCTCCTCAGGCATTAGAGATTCTTGATGTGATGAAGCTAATCAGTGCCCATCGTGAACATGTTTTCCCGAGTCGGAATGACCCAAAGCAACCAATGAATAGCCAGACGGCAAATGCTGCTTTAAAAAGGATTGGATTTGGTGGTAGATTGGTTGCTCATGGATTGCGTTCAATTGCCAGCACCGCATTAAATGAAGCGGGTTTTAATGCAGATGTAATTGAGGCTGCTCTTGCACATAGTGATAAAAATGAAGTGCGCAGAGCATATAATCGTTCAACTTACCTTGAGCAACGAATAGGACTTATGAATTGGTGGGGCCAAAAAGTGTACGAGCGCAATCAATATTAGTTAACTTGTTATACATGGAGATATAGTTCATGGAGAATAATCTAGATAATTTATGTTATGAATTCTTTAGAGAGTTTTCACGTTATGAATATTGCCTTAAGGCATGTGGACTTCATCATAAAATAAAAGATGCTAAAGCGAACTGGGATGAGTATGCAAAGCAAGTTTCTGAAATCATAAATAACACAACTGATCCAGAGCTAATTGCTGCTATCACCTACTTTAAAGAACACCCACCCAAAAAACAAATCATAGAAGATGACTCTTTAGTTTGGATGATTCTTTACCACAAGAAAAAGATTTAGCAAAATTTCTTTTTTTGTTAATCCGCCGTGTAAGAAACAATCTTTTTCACGGAGGAAAATTTAACGGGAAATGGTTTGAACCTGAACGTAGTGAGGCGTTACTGCAACATGGCCTTGTTATTTTGAGGCATTGCGGCACAAGGCATAGTGAAGTAAGCAAAGCCTATTCTGGAATAGCCTGAGCGGTGTTATAAAAGAGAAGTTTTTGTTACTGGAAGAATGATAAAATTCAAAAACTTCTCTATTGATTGTTTAAAAAATCGTCTAAATAAGACTATTGTACCCAAAAGTTACGAAATATATTATGTATTTCGTTTTGAACTAATTGTGGCAGTTCTTCCATGTCAACTTTATTGTCCTTAATCCAATTAATGCATTCTTCCTCATCTAAACTATCATTAGGAATAAGCTCTGAAATCATTACAGCAGCAGTTCTTGAAAAGCCAAGCCCTATTAGTGAAATCTGAGTTTTTAAACTTACACCCAGTTCTAAATAAACACCGATATCTTCAACATCTTTTGCTAAGTCTGTGCGATCTATCGAAAGATAAAAGCTTTTTAATAAATCATTATAACATCCTAAAAGCCTTGGAGCTTGATAGCGAGCGATCTCTTCAACATCCTTCATAACCCCTCGTATTAAAGTCGCTTCTTTGAAAACAATATTTTTCTTTTTGTTATATCTTATTCTATCCGAGATCAATCTTGCTAGGGGATAACCTTTCATCCACTTGGAAACTAACAAGGCCTGTACGTAAGCTCCTTTTGAATTATAACCTAGCTTCTTACTCAGAGTATCACTAATTCTAGAGAATGCGGATACATATGAATCTAACGCATCATTACTACCAGGTTCAGAAAGCAGTAATCTCTCTACAGGTTTGTTTGTATCCCGCGAAAATCTATCCCAAAGGTTTTGCATTAAAAGCGGCTTATACCAGGATGCCGCACAACCAATTCGTGTGGAAAAGTTAAAGAATCAAAAACATCAAATATTGCTTCATTTAAAACATCGATATTTTTTATATTGTACTTTTCCATGTAAGGATTATTATCCAAGCCATTATAAAAATAAAATGATGAACATAAATAACTAAATAGACTCTGGAGATTAGGATTCCGCTCAGACATACCAAAATGATGCTCTGAAAAAATATAGGAAACCAACTTATCCATGTCATGGGAAATAGCATCCGTGGCGCGAGTTATAAATATATTTTTTTTGGTTTTTGGAGGCTCTCCATTCCAAATTTTTTCATTGTCGCTATCGATGCAGATGACATTACCTTGGAATTCTTTTCCCCAACGACCAGCTCTGCCAGCAAGATTCCAAAAATCCTCTTCTCGCATCGGGGTTGAATTACCCTTTTTAGGGCCTCTTATAAAAATATTTTTACAAGCCATGTTTACGCCCTCAACTAAAGTTGAGGTACAAATTAAAAAATCAATCTTACCTTTACTAAACAATCGTTCAATCTCGCCCTTTATTATTAAAGGCATGTTGCCATAATGAAAAGCGACTCTCTTTTTTAGAGTGCGATTTAATGCGAAATTTTTATGTATAATTGTCTCACTAAGCTCAACGAGAGCTAAAATTTCTTCATCCTCAGTCTCATTTTCTATACTTGCAGATATTAGCTTGGAAGTAGATTCTGCTTCAGCGGCTCCATTTACGTAAACTACGTTACCAGAAGCCCCCTTACCTAAACAAAGAGCTACAAAAGGCAATCTTTTACTTTCAGGAGATGGTGCATTTTCTAAAGAAAAGTTTCCTAACTCGCGTTTTTCACCGTTTGCAAAATAATACATCAACCAATCTTTGGTCTTGCGTGGTTTTTGTTCTACCCATATTAAATTTTGATTAACTGTAACATAGTCACTTTTTATAGTTCTTTTGTTTTTTAATATTGGAGCATCACTGAGCAATATTTCAGGATTTAAGGTGAAAGGACTTGCAAAGATAACTTTTGAATCAGGGTTATTTAGACAAGTCAGTTCAATTACATGTTGAAGAATAACACCTCTTCCACCATCACCGATCTTGTGTGCTTCATCAACAACTAAGACGTCTATCTTTGGAATTTGTGAGAAATGATTGTAGAATAAATTTAATCTTTCCTGTGTAAATATGAAGACATTAGATTTTTCGCTCTGGTATACATTACTCAATGGTAGTGTCTGAATATTAACTATATTTGTTAAATTAGGATCCAAACGTTTTTGCAACTCAGAATATACTTCTGAAATCAATGCCCTTGTTGGTACGATATAAATAACTAAGCAATTCTTATTTCTTTTTACAAACTGCTCCACCCAAGATTCCAGGATAAATGATTTTCCTACAGAGGTAGGAGCAGAGACACTAACCCATGAGTTTTCTTGTACCGCATCCCAAAACTCTGATTGAAACCTATTAGCATAAATATGCTTATCAGCATCTATTTCAATTGTATATAGAATTTTTCTTTTAGTTAGTTCTAACTGAGCCTTTAAGGGTAATCTTTCTTCGAAATCAGGGTTAAGATACCCCCTATTTTCAGCAAGTTGTATTGCTGGATTATTAGATAATGAATCAAGAATTAATGCAGCACTATCTTTTCTTGCTTCACTTTTTTCATTCAATAAGCAATACTGTGCAATCCTTAAGGCTGCATCTTGGCATTTCTCATCACTTGAGAAAGCCAAAGAACTAGCACATGTTAAAAGATAGCCGACATCCTCAGAACTAATCTGTGGGATTACATCTGATTTTAACTCTGGAAATTGATCTTTTATCGAGTTAGCGACTAATGCCTGATATTTTCTTAAGAATCCTTGATTCTTAATCAACCACCCAGATAAATCTCGCAACGACATTTCAACTCTCCAATGCTTTAATTAAACTAGCCCTAAATGCTTTTACTGAAGGAAAAGGAAGAATAAAAACATGCATAGCAAAGCGATCAAGTTTTTTATTAACTATACCACCTTGCACACTAGTTGACCATTTCCCGACTTTAGTATTAATCAAAGCAACTAGTTCACTGATATCAATTGAACTGGGCCCTTGTGGATAATCTTTAAGATCAAACCCAACTAAGCATATTCCTCTGTATTCCAATTTATTAAAATCCGGGCTATCAGGATCTAAGAATCTTTTCAACGCTTGTTCTAGTTCTATATCATCAACATTTAAGTGCGACTCCAGCAACTGCATATCACGTGTCTCAGCGCCTTCTATTCCCATAGAACTTTGAAGTAATGGAGCTATACTATCCATACACTCAGAAATACCTTTGCTCAGATTGGAATAGAGTTTAGACTCGCCCCAGTATAAACATAATTTTTTATTATCTTTATCTACGCCTATATGTATTCCATCTGCACCATGGTAATGCATTTGAGAACTCGTTTTCAGGCTCATTTTGCAAATAATTTGTGGAAATCTAAGGAATTGCTCTGCAAATAAAAAAAGAATAAATTCACCGCCTTCGCCACTATTTGCAAGCCTAGTAAATAATTTTTTTGCTTGATTTGCTAATTTTGTTATTTTCGCTGTTGATTGTGTTTCATTAAAATATTGCACTGCCTCATTGATTTTTTTCCTTGGAATAGCATAATCAACTACTTTATCGTTCAAGAATTGGATTAACGCGTCTACCCGAGGACGTCCATTGCCATCAAGATTAAGGCAATGAAAATGACAAGTTGCATTTGTATTTTCAATCAATGAATTAACTTTAACTTCACTAAAATAACTATTTAGTGTTTGACCATCATCTCTAATCAGATTTTCAAGCGCGACATGCAGTGCATCCATGAGTAGGTCCTTGCATATTTTATTTTCCTCATCATTTGCAATATATACTTATTTCAATAGCTTGCAACATTTTTACTCGACAATGATACTTACACCACACTCGCTGCTTAAAATCATTGTTATCGCTTTAACGTGATAAACGATTCTTTCAATCAGGTACTCATTGAAAGTTAAAAGTTACTTTGACCATACACAGCGTGCGCTGCCCCGCCCGCCTGCCCGCTTCGCTTAACAGACTGGTTTTCATGCACCCCGTAAATCGTCTCAGAAGCCACCACACAAGGGCTTTCGCGTCAAAAATGGCGCATGAGACTCATGCGTTTTCATGCGCTATAGATATGCACTCATACGCCTTCAGGCCAGCCAGGGAAAAGGCGTAAAAAATCCCGGTACTGGACCGGGACTACGTGGGCGTATTTTGCTAATCAGACAGGAATTAGCTGACGGCTTGACAGCTTTGACGCGGAGCCATAGCGGTTGAGAGTTTGCTGTTGTTTTTCTGGCATTTGTTCTTTGTCTGATTCCTGTTCATTGCGCCAAGGCTTCATAATTATCGTATCCACGCTTTCCAGAGCGGTAAATGTGCAGGAACATTCCAGATTCTGGCACTGATACCATGAGCGTTTAACCGATGGAGCTTCATAGGCGCTGGTTCTGGCGTGAGCGACCGTCCCACATTCAGGACACTTCAGGGCCATATCAGTACCCTCCTTTTTCATTAAGTCGGTTAAGGCGGGCCAGGAAAACTTTATGTTGTGCCGGGGTGAAACTGGTTGAAGCATCAGCGTACATTGATGCATCCACCGTTAATCCGGTTTCGTCGATAATGCTCTTGTATGCTGCTGAAATTACCGGAGTACGCACTTCCGTTTGTCGGGCTACAGCGGTTCGTAATATTTTCATTGCCGCCTCAAGCCCGTATGGAGCGCAAAGAAAAGGAGCCAGTGCGTCAGTGAGTGCATCACCATGCTCGCTCATGAAGTTTTCCGTTGCGCTTGTAACACAACTCTCCAGCACAATCTGGTGAGCATAAAGACCATCCCGTGCAGCACAGTTAATCTGCCATTCGAGGACAGCAAGACGCTCACGAAGCTCCTCAAGCTGGCTGGCATATGCTGCCGGTTTTTCTTCAGTATTCAGCAGAGCCGCCAGACGAAGCTGGTAGGTACTTTGCGTATTACGTAGTGTCAGCCAGCTTTTTATCGCCGAGCGGTAATCGTTGAGAGCTTCCTGAGTAATGGTTCCGGCATTCATTTCTTCTCGCCCCCTTTAACCATGTCACGCTGTTTAAGCATCCGTGAACGCGCTGCAGGGCTGGGGGATTGTCTGGCATCCTGGATGGCTTTATCGTCCGCATAAATGCTGATCCCCGGCAGGGTAATATCATCCGTTGAAGATACGTTACAGGACAGTGCCGGAGTGGTGAGTTGCTCGCTGATAAATTGCTTCAGCACACTTTCGGGGTCGTTTACGGTATGAACTACACCGATAACAGCAGAAGCGCTTCGGCCCAGAGTCATTTTCAACAGTCCAAGGATCTGAATAAGTTTCTGGCCGTGTTCCTTCATAAACTCATTCCAGAGCCACACTGCATGAGTTTCAATCAGGCGATTATGTTCGCTGATGTAGTGGTTTGCAGCATCCGCAGTTTTCCAGGGCAGGAATTCATTTTCTGCCACCTGAGCTGCCAGCAAATCTTCGAACTCATCCAGTGTTTCGCGTCCGAGGGCGATTTCTGCCCGCAGTTTTTTCATGCGTGGTGTCATATTTCCCTGATTCTCACGAAACAGGTTTCGCCATTCATCATTAAGCGCCTGCGTTTCCGTTTTTGTATCTTCCTGACGTTTACGGATAGTTTCAATCATTGCAGCAGCTTCAGTTTGTTTTCGCCGTTCTTCCTGCCAGACAGCTTTTGCTGCCTTAACGTTTTCCACGCTTCGCGAATTTTCGGCGGGAGGGAGGATGTAATGTTTGCATCAGAGATCTGGTTAACAGTAGTCATGAATGCTCCGGTAGTGTTTTGTTGTCGTGTCAATTGTGCCGATGCCCATACAAGCGCACTACCGAGGGGGATTGTGTCAGTGACAGAACAATGACCTTGTTCTGGCTAGCCAGAGAAATGTGTCATGTCTGATCTTCAACTTTCCTTTAATAAATACTATTCACTACTGTTCACTTTGATAAAAAAATTGATAATACAGCTAGTTAAGAGGTGAAGGGTTGACAAGGCAGTATTCAGTGACTGTTCATGAGTGTTCATCGGAAGGTAGCGTGATTTATGATTTTTTTTCATCAAAAGTGAAATTTTTATTCCGAATGATTATTTCATTATTGTTCCTCACAACTATTCACCACTCTTCAGTAGTATTCAACAGATGATGAAATAGACGATTTTTCTTTGCCGGGAAATAACATGATTCCCCCCTTTCCCTGGTGTTGCATTTCAATCTGATTTTTATAAAACTAGAACTGCTCGGTCTTTTATGAATTTATTTGGATATATTTTTAGGTTAAGAATGCGTGGTTATTGATTTTATGCGGTTCTAATTCTTCTGAGCTTGATGCAATTCATGAGTATATCCTGAAGTTAGGTTTGCAATGTAAAGCCATATGTAGAAATTGTGCATCCCTGCTGAATGGGTTGCGGTTTCAGTACCATTAAGTTCTATGACTTATGGGGTAGTAACCCCTGGATGAAAGTTAGTTCCTATTAATGTCCCTGTATTTATAGTTCGCAGACATAATATCTATCATGCCATTTTATGTGGTTTGATATAGTTTTAAATTCCATTAAATCAATATGTGACGCTAAATAAATAATGGGTGCGTAAGCGAGAAATATATACATAATAAGGAACTACCTGAATCCGGGGGGATTTATCCGGACTGATGAAGGAATTAAAGAGGGTAGATAAATGCATGATATTTCTGTTTCTGCGCCAGCTCCGGCTGCGCCATTATTTCCTGTGCTGAACCAGCATGAGCGATTTTTACGTCTTCCCGAGGTGATGCATTTATGCGGCTTGTCCCGCTCAACTATATACGACCTGATAAGCCGCGATGCTTTCCCGAAGCAGATCCCACTTGGTGGTAAAAATGTTGCCTGGGCACAGTCAGAGGTAAGCGCATGGATGGCGGATCGTATAAGTGCCCGCGGACGGGGATGTGATGCATAATGATGCCTGAACGCATTAATCCCCATTTTTCTGGCTTGCATCCTGCAGTCATTTCCAGGTATAGTTTTTCCGCTGCCGCAAAATCGGCAGCCGGAATTGGCGTTCCGCGAAACTCAATGGCGACACCAGACGCGCCAAGCGTCTTTTTTTTCGTCGAAGCTCTGGCACACCCATTTTCCAGGCTGTGGTGTTTATGCGTACACCGTGGTTCTTTCGAGATAATGGCAGTCCGGGCGGGGCAGCCTTCGGGCTGGCCGGTATCCATTGAGGCCGGTTACGCCAACCCCGTTCGGGCTGCCACCAGTGAAATTGGCGTTTCCGGTGGTAGCAATAACCGCTACTCAATGGAGGCTGCCATCATGGCTACAACCCTCACCCCGTTTTACCCGCAATATGTCTTTGTGCTTGCCGCAATCCGCCGTGCTGACACTCAACCCCGCATCTGTATGCTTCGCACCGTGGCCTGCGATGAGCGCTTTGCACGCCTTTCGCTGGTCCGTGATTATGTGCTCTCCCTTTCTGCACGGCTGCCTGCCGGGGAGGTGATGTGATGAATCACGCCGCAATTTCTTATGACGATATTGTCCGCCTCAAGCATCTTCGTAACGTGGGGGAATTTGTCACCGGAATGGCTGTTCTTCAGGACTGCTATGAAAAACCTGCAGGTGCTCAATGTGAGCAACTGGTTTCCCTGATTTATCTGATGACAGAACAGCTTGATGGCGTGGTACAGCGTTGCCAGGATGACCTGATGAACAAGGAGGTGGTGCAATGAAATCACGCACTCTTCCCCTCTCACTTCGGCTGGCGTTATATCGCCGCGCGGTTGCCTGCGCCTGGCTGAGTATCTGCCATCAGCACAACCGCCACCTGCAGCTCACTCTGGATGAAATTGAAACCGCCATTGCCCGTGAGCTTGAAGGTTTTTATCTGCGACAGCACGGGCAAACAAAAGGCATGGAAATCGCCTGCGCCCTGCTTTCAGACCTGATGGAATCCGGTCCTCTAATGTCCTGCCCCGCACTCTCCCAGCTCGGAATAGCCGTAATGGATGAGTTATGCGTCCGTCACATTATAAAGCCGGTTTTACACTGAGGGAGAACTGCATCATGTCAGGAATGAAAGTCAGTCAGGCCGTGAAGGCTGCCCGCGGTCACTGGGCGCGGATTTTGCCAGCGCTGGGTATGAACATACTGAAAAATCGCCATCAGCCTTGTCCGGTCTGCGCCGGTAAAGATCGTTTTCGCTTCGACGATCTGGAAGGACGTGGAACATGGTTCTGCAACCAGTGCGGGGCTGGGGACGGTTTAGCGCTTGTCAGCAAGGTACTGAATGTGGATATCAGTGAAGCAGCAGACAGGATACATGGACTGACACATAGTCTGTCTTCAGCCTCTTCTGGAGTCTGGACGTCAACCGCAGATACAGATGGCGGGAAACAGGCGGCAGCAGCACTTGCCGCGCGACTACTGCAAGTCTCGCGTGAATCTGCCGGAAATACTTATCTTACACATAAAGGTTTCCCGGAGCATATTTGCCATGAGCTGACTTCAGGTCATAAAACCGGTGGGGTGATGTTCCACCCCGGTGATTTGATCGTCCCGCTCTATAACGCTGACGGGGAACTGGTGAATATTCAGCTTATCAGTGGCAATGGTAGCAAGTGTTTTCTTAAAGGAGGTCAGGTTAAGGAGGCCTATCATCTGATAGAAGGGGGCGGGAGTTCTGTAAGAAGGATGTGGATTGCGGAAGGTTACGCCACGGCGCTTACCATTCGTCATCTGACAGGAGAAGCCGTCATGGTGGCATTTTCGTCGGTCAACTTTCTTTCTCTGGCCAGCGTTGCCCATAACAAGTATCCGGGATATCAGTTAATTATTGCAGCGGACCGCGATCTGAATGGTTCAGGCCAGAACAGGGCTGAAACTGCTGCAAAAGCGTGTCAGTGTGACATTGTGCTGCCACCGGTTTTTGGTGACTGGAATGATGCGCTTACCCAATACGGAGAGGAATCCACCCGGAAGGCAATTCTTGAGGCTTTGAAGCCACATAACGCCAGTCCTTTCGACACAATGAGTGAAGCAGAATTCACAGCGATGAGTGTCAGCGAAAAAGCTCAGAGGGTTCGGGAGCATTACAGGGATGCACTGGCGGTTGATCCGAACGGGCAGCTTTTATCCCGCTACGAGTCTGGAGCGTGGAAAGTGATTTCTCAGTCAGATTTTGCCCGAGATGTCGCAGCCCTTTTCCAGCGCCTCGGTGCACCGTTTTCCTCAGGAAAAATTGCTTCACTGGTGGAAACATTAAAGTTAATTGTTCCGCAGCAGCAAAATCCGGCACGTCATCTGATCGGTTTTCGTAATGGCGTCCTCGATACGCGAACAGGGCTGTTTAGTCCGCACTGTAAAGAGAACTGGCTGCGTACCCTGTGTGAAGTCGATTTCACGCCACCGGTAGAGGGGGAAACGCTTGAAACTCATGCCCCGGCATTCTGGCGCTGGCTGGACCGGGCTGCCGGACACAAGCCAGAAAAACGCGACATTATTCTTGCGGCGTTATTTATGGTGCTGGCGAATCGCTATGACTGGCAGCTCTTTCTGGAAGTGACTGGCCCTGGTGGAAGTGGCAAAAGTATTCTGGCTGAAATTGCGACCATGCTTGCTGGAGAGGATAACGCCACCTCTGCGACCATTGAAACGCTGGAGTCCCCGCGAGAACGTGCGGCTCTGATAGGTTTTTCTCTTATTCGCCTGCCTGATCAGGAGAAGTGGAGCGGCGACGGCGCCGGGCTTAAGGCTATAACTGGTGGCGATGCGGTATCGGTGGACCCCAAATATCAGAATGCTTATTCAACACATATTCCGGCGGTTATCCTGGCCGTAAATAATAATCCTATGCGCTTCACTGATCGCAGTGGTGGTGTGTCCCGCAGGAGAGTTATTCTGCATTTTCCTGAGCAGATAGCACCGGAAGAACGCGATCCGCAGCTGAAAGATAAAATTGCACGAGAACTGGCTGTGATTGTTCGCCAGCTCATGCAGCGTTTCAGCGATCCGATGAGCGCCAGAACATTGCTTCAGTCGCAGCAGAATTCTGATGAGGCTCTCACCATCAAGCGTGATGCTGATCCAGCATTTGATTTTTGTGGCTATCTTGAGGCATTACCTGACACCAACGGCATGTTTATGGGGAACGCCAATATTGTCCCACGCCAGCCACGTACCTACCTTTACCATGCCTACCTCGTATACATGGAGGCTAATGGATATAAAAACACCCTGAGTCTTACGATGTTTGGCAAAGGGTTGCCAGTCATGCTGAAGGAGTACGGGCTACATTATGAGAAACGGCGAACTAATCAGGGAATGCAGACTAACCTCACTTTAAAAGAGGAAAGTAATGCAGACTGGCTACCCAAGTGCGATGAGCCAACAATCAAATAATTACAACTAACCCGGCTGATGCCGGGTTTTATTTTTGCTGGCACAAGAATGTAGAGTTATCTGTTCACTCTTCACCGTACAGTTAACTTCTATTTCCTTGATTTTGAATGGTAAAAATCCAAAGTGAACAGTGTGAACAATTTATTGAAAAAAGAGTTTTTTTGAATATAGAAGACCTATTTAGCGTGATTTTTTTAAAGTTCAATAAGTATTGCACCCCGCTATTGGTATACGCTTAGGTATACAAACAAAAACAACTTAAATAAATAACCAATTAAAACATAGATATAACATACAAATTCAGACTCCGCCAGCCAATCATGATTGGACGGTATAAGGACAACACCAATAAAAACAGGAAGTTAGCAGTCTCAGCAGGACACCGACCAGACGGTGAAGAGACATAAAAGGATACGCAAAGGAGCCGCGGCTCCTGGTGACATGAAAGCCCACAGATGTGGCTTTTTCGTTGATGGTCAGAACGACCAGTTCACACCAGCTACCCCGTTCCACGGGGATTCCACACCGGCACCATGGCTATACCCCACCCCAAGATGCCCGCTTAACGTACTGCTGAATGAGGCTTTAATACCTGCCTGGTATATTCCACGTCTGCCCGACAAATCATTGACGAAATTACCGTCACTATTCACTTTCACCCGGTTATCATCGACAAATTCTTTGCGCACAGCCGCCTTCAGCCACGGCTCAACTTCCATACCGTTCCCCAGACGCATGTTGTAACTCAGCGTTGCACCCAGTTCACGATATAAACTGCGGGTATCGACTGATTTCGATTCCATGCCATTGGATAAATGATATTCAGGGTTATCAGCGGTGAACCCCCGTTAACGATGCATACGGCGTCAGGTTCCAGTTACCATCGGTAAATCGCATCCCGGTTTCAATGTGACCGCCCAGCCCGTAGCTGCGATAACTGCCGTTGGCGGCTCCACCGCTGCCAACCGTGGAGTCGCGAGCTTCGGTACCTGCTAATACCAATAAATTACCGCCATTTTCCAGCAACATATTGGTCGCTAAATTGCCGGAAATGGAAAAAGTGCCGTACTGGTGAGTACCGCTGATTTCAATACCGTTAGCCGTGCTCGTCTGGAGAGCGGCACCGCTGTTCTGGACGATATCTGTCGCTTTGCCATTATCGTTAACTGTCAGCGTACCGCCTTCATTGATCTTTGTTTTTATTGCCTCTCCGTTAGCTGAAACTGTTTGTATTCCGCCGTCGTTAATCGTTGTCTCATTCGCCACCCCCTCGACGATTTGTTCGCCGCCGGTGAGCGTCGTGCCTGTCGCAGTGGCTTTTGTTTTGACGATCTCCCGTCCGCCCGTATTGACCTGTGTTTTGTCAGAAGAGGTGTCTGACTCCACGGTTAACACGCCGCCATTTGCCAGCAGGATATTGTTCGCCGCACCCTGCTCGATGCTGAACGCGACGCCATCCGCGCGTGTTCCTGTGACCCGCGTCGCCCTGGTGGTTGCAACCAAAGCGCCCTGGCTACTCTGCTGTATCCCCGTTGCGCTGCCTTTCTCCCGCACATCGAGTGTGCCGCCGTCATTAAGCACCGAGTTTTCAGCCAGACCGCCCTCATTAACTACCTGTGAACACCCATTAATAATGGAACCTTCCGCTATCCCGTTTGCCATAATTTGTTGTAGGCCAGAGACGATATCGGTATTGATCGCCTTACCATAATTCTGAACGGTTTGTGTGCCGCCATTGATGTGCGTTTTGTCAGTTGACCCACCATCAACAATTTGTTCACCACTTTCAATATTTGCCTCAGTGGCTAAACCATATACCGTTTGCTTGCCACCTTTGATATTTGCTTTATCAGAAGTGGCACTGGCATATATTGTTTGGGTGCCAGCACTATTAAGTACAGTGCCAACATCTTTTCCATAAACATCCATTTTGCCGTTGGCATTAATAATCGTATCAACTGCCCGGGAACCAGTGACGACTGTTAATGAGCCAGCGTTTTCCAGCACTACATTTTTAGCTTCTGAATTCCTGATGTAGAAAGCATCACCATAACTGTTGGTTCCTTCGATAAGGGTTCCGGAAGTTGTGGAAGCAATTAATGCGCCGCCGGATTGTTGCTCAACATGCTTAGCCTCACCACCGTCCTGAACCTCCAGAACGCCACCATTATTAAGTCTGGTGGTATCTGTTTTAGCCTCCTTCTGGACAATCAGCTTACCGCCAGCATCAACGGTAGTATTTTTCGCCGAGGTTTTAGCCACTACCGTCAGTTCGCCGGTATTTTCCAGCACAACATAATTAGCCTCCCCTCCGGTAATAGTGAAGTGAGAGAGCTTGTTGTATCCTTCAATATCAGTCCCTGCGCCCGTGTTGGCAACTAAAGCACTGCCCGTCTCCTGGTTAACCCCATGTGCAATACCGCCGGTATAGACAATCAGCGAGCCTCCGGCGCTAATATTGCTGCCAATTGCCGTACCATCTTTCTCAACAACTTGCTGGCTCCCGGAGGATATAATTGTTGTGTCAGCTTTCCCACCGCTTTTGATATTTTGCGTTCCGCTGTTGATATTGGTGCCTGTGGCTATGCCATAATTATTAAGATTCTGTGTGCCACCATTAATTATGGTATTTGTCGCGTTTCCTGCAACATCCATAACCCCGCCATTATCTATTCGGGTCGCATCAGCTTTAGCATTCGTTAAAACTGACATTGTTCCTTTATCTTTAATAATCGTCTTGTTTGCGGAATGAGATACTTCTAAATGGCCTCCATTTTCCAGCAACACATTGTCTTCCACTTTATTGTGGATGGAGAATGCACCTTCACTATTCGTACCGCTCACCGTCGTACCGTTAGTGTTTGTTTTTAAAATTGCACCATCGTGCTGGGTAACATTTGTTGCCGTACCACCACTAACATCAAGCACGCCACCGGAATAAACTTCAATAACATCCGAGGTGCTGGTGTTATCAACAATTTGCGTGCCACCAGAATAGATCTGCGTAATTTTTGCCGTTGACTTACTATTCAGAGACTGAGTTCCGCCTTCAATCGTCGTGTCCAGCGCACGGCTCTCATATACTCTTTGCTCACCGCCATTTTTAATGGTTGTTGTTTCTACTGTGCTCTGTTCAACATACTGTCGACCACCATTTATGGTTGTGTTCGTTGCCAGACTTCCTTGTACTACGTCCTGAGAGCCAGACTTATTTATCGTTGTACCATCAGCATGCCCTTGAACTTTTACTATCTGGCTACCACCATCAATGAGTATTCCATTCGCACTCCCTCCCTCTACGCGTGAAGCACCGCCCTTAATTGTCGTTCCATTGCTGATACCCCCTTTATAAACGTCCTGATTGCCACTCTCGATTGTCGTACCTGTGGAAATACCCCCGTCATGAATTGACTGTCTGCCACCGTTAATGGTTGTATTATTAGCCTGCCCCACAAAATTGTTATGACTTCCTATATCTTGATATCCACCAGATTCAATAAGACTTCCATTAGATACCCCGCCATGAACATTCTGCTGGCCATGGTTGATAATATGAGTGTTATTTGTTGTACCTCGTTCATCCACTTTTTGGTTGCCATCTACAGTCTCATCGTTTACCACACCAATAACATCAGGAGTGAAGGCCGCCATACCGGGCGGGGCATATATCAAGGCAGATATCAATAAGGAAAGTACTGAGCGGCGACAATAATGGGGACTGGTCCTGTTCATAAATTTCATCCTCTGAAAAGTGAATACTGAGTAGCGTTTAAGCGACCTTAGCTCTGCTGCAACATCAGCCACAGGCACCAGACCAGGGGATTCATCCTGAAGAGACAGCGCAAGTGTATTGTGTTCACCGCTCATCAAAGACATCATGATGAAATGATGATATTCCACATAAGAAAGAAGCATTTTTTAAACGCAGTGCGCTGAAGTATGGTTGGATAAAAAAGTCAATCTATTCAGGGAATACGGGGGTATTCTTTTCTTTCGACAATCAGGTCGTCGGCAAAATAAAATGATTTACATAATCGTTTCTGATGAATATCTTCTGCTCACATAAAAATCACACAATAACTTTGAGATCGCAGATTCTTTTACTTTTACAGCATTCGTCCCCCCATTGTTGGGCAAATATAGATTGGGCCAGAGCACGAAAGTTAATACCACGTTTGCACAGCTCCTCCAACAGCACGACAAGATGCCACATACTGCGCCCCAGTCGGTTCGGTTTACAGACTACCCGTGCGTCCACCGCCGATAATGTCCTGAGCAGTTTTTTCAGTCCGGACCTCCTGCCACGGTTTTACGTTGAAGAGGTAACCCTGAGCACGCAGTTCATCAGTCAGGCGTGGTGTACCGTAACCCTATTATTGATGGGTAAGATCAAAAAAACTTTCAGGCAGCTAAGGAAAGTTGAACCAGACATTAGAATAAATATTTCAACCAATTACAGCACCAATTCAGACACCGCCAGCTCAACAAATAAATCAAGGGGTTACGTGAAAGCGTAGCCCCTTTTTCTTTGGTAGTGGCAGCAAAATGGTTGTAGTGTAAAAAATAATCCCGTTTAATCAATCAATAATACATATTGTTTCAATCTACGTTATTATCTCTTTGTAAAAATAGCCATTTATTAATCATTGAAAACTGCTTTTAGAACTTGATACAACGGGACTAGTCACAACAGGACTATTCTCAACGGGATCATCCTCAGAGGAACTATCATCAAAGTCATCATCCATAAATAAAATATCATCGAATGGTGCCACGCCCGTGATGAGTTTTATTTTATTATTACGATCAGTCAAGACTCCACTTAAACCGTTTTCGCTCACAGGTTTTAATGATTTTTCATTACTCTTGTTGTAAGCAGGCGCATTAAAAATACACGGAGTATCAAGATCAAACAATGACGTTCCCCAGTTCACATATTGAATATCATAGTTACTGAAGTTCTGTCCAGAAAAGAAGCATCCCTTAAAATCCAATCCACCTAAATTATATAAACCATCCTCTTCTTTTTGGAGAGTAATGTTAATTTTGGCTATCTCCCGGACATCATCGCCATTTTTATATTTGAATACCGTTTCAAGATTTTCCCCACACAGTTTGACTTCTGGAAATAATTTGAAATCAAAGCCTATATTATTATGTATCAACGTAGATGAACAAAAGATGGAGAAAGCTTGCAGTGCTGAATTATAGCTTTCGATTTTATCCTGAGGCTGCGCTCTTGGTAAAAACTCATAGCAACATTCATAAAAATTAAGTAGAAACTCTGAAGACCTTCCATTTTTATCAAATAATATCCCCTTGAACTCATTCACAAACGCATCTTTTTTTTCTTGAATATCTATGGGGTGTTCCTTTGACTCTGACAAAGATGAAATCTCATCTATTTTGTTTTCATATGAATTACGTGATTCCATACAGACATTTGGCGGCGTTTCTAAAATAACACTACGCGTACTACTTGGCTTAAGTAAACCAACATGAAAATCACTTTTTCTTATATTATCGAAAAGGTTCTGTTCATTTCTTTTAGCGCATTCAAAAAACTGATCGGCATTATTTTTATTCGATAATTTTTTAGTTTCAGAAAACACATTTTCATTGTTTTCCAGCTTTAGTTTAATGAGAAGATTTTCCCAGACCTGCTTGCTTAAACATATTACGTCAGGCTCACCAGAACTAACTAACTCGTGATTATTATTAAAGTGTACGTTGAATACCTTTAAGTTATTTTCACCAACTTCATATTTAATACGTTTTAATTGCTCTCCAGCTCCCATAATGACAAAGGCGTTGCCTTCTTGATATATACATTCAGACATCATTTTTTGTAAAGTTTCAAGAGCACCGCGATACGTCTCTGATGCAGCTTCCTTACAAATTAATTTTAAAATACTATGAGCTAGTAGCTCCATGTGTTTAGAAGATTTATTTTCATTATAACTTCCACTACCCAAAACTGCGCTAGCGTTAAATCCGTTGCTTTTACTAACTAACAT